GGATATTCGGGATGTCGCAAGATCGCGTTCCGACGACGGACTTTCAGGCCTGTTCGCCGGCTGAATTCCTGGGCGACGATATCCTCGTTTCACACCTCCATTTGATTTTTTCGAGGCGATCCTGTACTATGTAAGTAACAGTTCATAGGGGAATCACCTCTTCGAAGCGCCTCGCTCCCTCCAGCGGGGCGTTTTTCACGCCTGTTTTGGCCAGCCGAACTTGCAGCAATATTCATATGCGCACCACTCATCTTGATGGATCATCAAACCGTCAATAAATTCAATAATATTGTCACCTTCATAAATTTCCCCGCCACACCCCTCGCAATAGCCGATCACATGCGGCTCTCCCTGCCGAATCGGATGCCGGTCGGAAATGATCGGATTCTCGATCATGCCGGCTCACCTCCTTTCAGTGCCTCGAGTCGCTTCCTAATCGCCTGTATGCTCCGGCCGGTTCGGGCAGACAGAACCTCGATCGGCTGAACCCCGTAGTGATGCAGGATGTAGAAATCTTCCTCTTCCGTCCACCTACCGGTCTTGCCGCGAGGACTGGCTTCGTCTTGGCGCCACAACGGCCGGCTGAGCGCTTGCATACGCTGCCCATGCGGGCATTGTCGGCAAGCGCGAATAGACGCTAGTTCTACTGAAAAAAACTCACAACCGCGACAATGCTGATCGAGTGTCTGTATCACCATCATGCGGATGCGGCGCTTTTCGTCCTTCGTCACACTCTCCACCTCCTTTCTAACGCGCATCGTCAAAGGTGATAACGCTGATGACCGAGGGATGGAGTCGGCGCAACGTTCCCACCCTTGACGACAGGCGCTAGGCCTGTCCTTGTGCAGGTAGATGGAAATGTGTTATATTGTCATTGGGCTGGTTTTTCTGTGTTGCAACGCCGCTTTGAGGCATTTGCGGCGGATTGCAACTTTTTGTTTTTCCCGTTTCAGCACGGCCACTTCATTCCAATTCCGGCGCCGGCTATGAAGCTCGATTTCTTGCGCCAAACGAGCTTCCCAGCGCAAGAGATTCATATATTCATCCCAAGATGGATTGAAATAGTTAGGTGTATACATCACTCATTCCCCTTTCCGATAATCGCTGTAATATTGATTCCGCGTTCTTGTAGCGTTGCGATCAGTTCAGCTAGCTGGTCGTGTTCTCTCTTCCGCCGCAGGAGCTCGTCCAACTCACGACGACAGCGTTGGTATTCTTCGATCCAGCGATCGGCAGCGTCTACATCGCCTTGCTGTAGCTCCATATAGGCTCTCGATACGTAGAATTTGCAGTGTTCAAGCAGGATGGCGCCGTGCTCTATGTCGTCAGGAAGAACGTTCATCATTTCACCTCCTTCACTCGAGACCGAAGCGTTCTGGATGCGCTTTGATCGCGTCGCGAACCGTATCCACTCCGATGCGGTTGACGTGTTCAACTCCCAGTTCGCTGACACTCAGCTCAAGAATGAAGCTGTCACTGATCGCGCTGATCTCGTAGTACACCCGGCCATCACCGAAATCCAATTCAGTGACTCGAAAAACATTTCTGACTTTCCATTCCGCTATCGCCCGATCTGCTACTTTTCTGACGCCGCTGGGCAACTCATCGAGCGAGATGTTTTTGATTTGCATCATCATTCACTCCTTCTCCCAATTTTTCGATTAGGCGCCACTTGATCCAAATAGGTCGAATTTTCTTCAATCCAGCGAAACACCTGATCGCGAGGATATCGGGCGCGAATGTGCGTGAGCTTTGGAAAGCCTGGAATATCGGTTAAATTGCTTACCGTGGAAAACTGGACCTGGAAGATTTCTGCTAAGTCTTTCCTAGTTAGGACTGGAGGATAGCTATATCTCTTTCGCCCTTCCTCCACCCCCAACTCATACGCTTGGCGGACGAGATCCTTCACGTATTTATCAATGTCGGGAACCTGCACCACCATTTGCACGACGACTTCCCTTCCTTTTTCGTAGAATTTCCTCCCTTCTTGTCGAATAGTGACCAGGGAAGGGAGGTGAGTGCAATGACTACCGCTACTAGACCAAGTGTAGGACTAACACAATTTATCGATTTCACCATTAAAAGCAGTTCAGCTAAAATAAACATGGTTCGCAAAATCAAATATCAAGATGCTTACCATCCGTCATTCCTTTCGGCTGCCGATTTTTCGGTGGCCTCTTTTTCATATCACTCCCCCCTTTTTCACGCCGTTTCTTTTTTCAACAGCAACCGGAACGTCTCTCTTCCTTTTGGCGTGATCAGCGTTTGCACGTCTGCCTTGCCGTTTCGCTCCCACTCTTTCAGCTCGAATAGCTCGGGAACATACGCCGCGTATGGCTTGAGCTTCCCTTTCTGATCGCGATACACAAATTTGTTCTCCAAAAGCCAGTTGATGAAGTACCGTTCCTTGATTTTCAGTTCTTTCGCCGTGTCGCGGAAATTCGTCAGCAAGTTCCGGTCAACCAGCGCATCGAAATACTCCACTTTCGGCTTCATCGCCGCGATCTGCTCATTTTGCCGGCGCACCGTTTCCAGCACGCCACGGAACATTAGCTTCGTCTGCTCATCCGCAAACGGAAGATACGTATTGATGAACATTTCATCGTTTGAGACATATCCGCCCGTTTTGCGGATGGTTGGAAGGACTTCATCAAACACCCACGATTCAAACTTTTCGGCCTCTGGAAGTTTACTTCGAGCAATTAAACGATAGAGATTTCCTTCGGTGATGAATTTCTTTTGTTGCTCACCACCAGCTGTAGGGGCTGAACGAATCGTTACCCCCTTTTCTTTGCAATGATCCTTGATCGCTTTATGCGGATTGGTGTATCCCAAAATAATTGCTACGTCTGTCGCCGGAAAATAAATTTCGCCGTTTTCCACTAACACTTGCAACTCGCCAAACATTTCATGGTTGAAAGCTCGAATTTCTGTCAATTGCGCAATCCTCCTTACCCGGCTGTTTTTTTCTCTTGTAATTCATGAGTTACAACTTGTGTAAAAAAAATATCCTCTACCTTTTTTCCAAAGAATTGCGCGATAGCATACATCAATTCATACGATGGAGCCCTTTTTAACTTCCCTCTTTCGATTTTGTGTATCGTTTGACGGGTTGTTCCAACGGCCTTTGCTAGCTCTTCTTGAGTAATATCAAAAGATCGGCGAACATCCCTCAAGCAGTTTTTCACTCTATCACCTCCTGTCGATTTTAATTGTAACTCAAAGATTACAGTTAGTCAACTATGAATTACAAAGAAATAATTCACTCTGTGTAAATTTTGATTTACAATATGTAATGTAAAAGTTACATTTTAGAGAGGAGTTCAGATTAATGAAAAGCCTAGGTGAACTTTTAAGGGAATTACGAGGGAATGCTTCCCTTAGGGAGGCAAGTGAACGTATCGGCATTAGCCATAATTATTTACGGAATTTAGAAAAAGGGATAGACCCGAGAACGAAAACGCCCATCAATCCCTCTGCTGAAACATTAAAAAAAATTGCCAAGGCTTATGACTACCCGTATGAAGAACTATTGAAAGTCGCTGGATACCTCGATGATAACGACAAACCCAAGCTCCCCGAACTTACCGAGAAAGACGAGCGCGACATCCAAAAGGAGCTGGAAAAGATCATCAATGGACTCAAGACAGGAAGTGGATTTGCTGCATTCGGCGGAGTGGACATCGACGAACTCGATGAAGAGGATCGGGAACTGCTGATCGCATCTTTGGAAAACTCTCTCCGCCTCGCCAAGCGCATCGCAAAGCAAAAATTCACGCCGAAGAAATATCGAAAAGAATAACCATCTCCAGGGGGTTCGCTATGGCTGAAAAGATCAAACAAATTGTAGAGAAGATGATCCGAAAGCACGGCACGAACAACCCCTTTGAGATCGCATCACAGAAAGGCATTGTGCTGTTGTTTGAGCCGCTGGGCGGGATATACGGGTATCATCATACGTTCCGTCGGATTCAGATCATTCATATCAATTCAGAGTTGGACGAGCCAACGCAACGCTTCGTTTGCGCGCACGAGCTGGGGCATGCGGTTTTGCATCCCGAACTTAGCACTTCATTTTTGCGAAAAAACACACTTTTCTGTATGGACAAAGTGGAAAGGGAAGCGAATGAGTTTGCCGTGGAATTGCTTCTGTCGGATGAGGTGCTTTATACATATCGTAGTACCGATGCGACCATTTATGAGGTTGCGGCAACCTATGGCATACCTAAAGAGGTGGTTCATTTGAAGAGGGAGTTAAAAATTTAAAAGAGCAACGCGATTGTTGCCCTTTTTTTAGCCTGCGCGGAACACTCAGCGCAATCTGTAATTTGTTTTAATCACAAAACCAAACATACATTCCCACAAAAAGGAGGTGATCCAATTGATTATTCGCCTGGACGACTATCGTAAAAAGAAGAAAAAGAAAACAAACAGCTGCTCAATGGCCAGTATTCCTGTATTTTCACGAATCACCGTAGAGGATGGCAAACTCATTGGCGTTTTAGAAAACGGTCAGAAAATCATCATCGAAAACTTAGACGAGAAGGAGCGATAACATTGGCTTCGTTCCAAAAGTATAAAACTAAAGACGGCGAGAAATGGATGTTTAAAATGGATGTCGGCATCGATCCGGCGACCGGGAAACGGAAAACGACGACACGTCGAGGCTTTAAGACGAAAAAAGAAGCGCAGTTGGCTGCGGCCAAATTGTACGACGAAATAAATAACGGAGGCTACGTGAAGGACACGAATATACTATTCAAGGATTTCGCACAAGAATGGTTAGCAATATACAGCGAGACCGCAAAAATAAGCACCATTCGCGCCAGGAAACATGAACTGGGGCACTTGATGCGTTACTTCGGCAACTTGAAGCTAAAGGATGTTACACGAAAAATGTATCAAGACATGCTCTTGGATCTCAAGAAAAAAGGATATGCTGACAACACCCTAGACGGAATTCATACAACAGGGAGAATGATTTTTAAAAAAGCGATGGAATTGGAATTGATAAACTCTAATCCTACGGAATACGCCAAGGTGCCTAAGCAGAAAAAAACAGTGGAGGACATTGAAAGCGGCAATAAAGACATGAAATTTTTAGAAAAGCATGAGTTAGCCCTCTTTTTGAAAACAGCCCAAGAACACGGGCTGGCTATGGATTATGTCGTGTTTTCAACCTTGGCATACACTGGTATGCGGCTAGGTGAATTACTGGCCCTTCAGTGGAAGGATATTAACTTTAAAGAACATACCATTGCGATTACAAAAACGTTGTACAGCCCTAGAAACAACGAAAGATATTATCAATTACTGCCCCCTAAAACACAGGGATCCATTCGAACCATCAAAGTCGATCCAAACATCATTTCACTTCTAAAGAAGCACAAAGCTGAGCAAAATGAAATCAAATTGCGAATGGGAGAGTTATATCACGATCTGGGTTTCGTGTTTGCGCGGCCAAGTGGATTCCCTGAAGTGCCTAAAAAAATTGAAATCAGAATGAAGCGACTACTGAGAATCGCAAACATTCATAAACATGTAACACCTCACTCCCTTCGGCACACTCATACTAGTTTACTTATTGAAGCAGGAGTGGGAATCAAAGAAATCCAGCAGCGCCTCGGCCATGCAGATATCGAAACAACCATGAACATTTATGCGCATCTAACAAAAGATTTGGAAGAAAGAGCTTCGCAGAAATTTAGCGAGCTTATGAGCAACTTCATCAAAAATTTGTGATTTTCGTGGTCAAAATGTGGTCAAAACAAAAAGAACACCGGGGAGAACCCCAGTGTTCCAAAGGATTGGAGGCGATGATTACATCATGCCGCCCATCATCTATTGATTTATATCAAATTATTCGTATGTCTATAAATCATTGATTTTAAGCCGATTTTAAAGCTTCTCCGCCTGGCAAAATCTAATAAAAAATCATAGATTTTTATTAAATATGTGGTCAAAATGTGGTCACGTGGTCACAAAGGCGGAGTCATCACTCCGCCTTCTTTTCTTCCCACATCTCCTCAAGCGCGTCCTCAAAGAATTCACACGCCGCCAGCACGCCGCTAACAAATGCTTGTTCTTGTTCGTCACTCGTCTCCATCGCCGCGTATTGCAGTCGGTGATCTGCCACGATCGCTTGCAGCAAAAGCAGTTTCACCAAAATGTCTACCATCTCGATTCCTCCCTTTAGAGTGACTTTGCGATTTCCACAAGTAAATTCATGAGCAGCGGCACCATTTGCACTAAGATATAGCCGATGCCTGCATTTTGAATCATGGAATAGCCTTTTTCTTTTGAACCAATCATAATCATAATGGCACCGCCAGTCATAACGATCAGGGAAATCGGGTAGGCAAGACCTTTGATTAACTCAACAACAGGCATAAATGCGGCGGTGATCTTGTCGTAGATGGCGCCGCTTAATTCTGCTGCATGAGCGACATCAAACCCTGTAAGCGTGAATAAAATAGTACTGCCCGCGATTGTAGCGGCTACCTTGAAAGGGTGTGCGGATTTCGCGCATCCTTTTTCTTTGTGCAAAAACTCCCGAATCGTTCCTACACGCTCCACCTTCTGTCTGAACATGTTAATTCCCCCCTTAATGAAATTGGCTCGCCAAAAATACCCGAACATCCATCCCATCGCACAATTCAAGAAGTTGTTTCTTCTTATATTCTGTCGTTGTCATCCATACAAAGACAGGCGGCGTCTTGAACACGCCTAATTCAAGCATTTTGCGGTATTTCCCGATCTTCACTTTGTTCACGCTCATCTTTTGCTGATGGTCAACCTCGACAATGTGGTATCGCCCTTCGTGAATGAACAAGGCATCAGCGACAACGGAAACGACTCCTTTTACCTCGAGCTTCACCTCGTTTTTCCAAGTGTCTGGGCATCCGTAGGCAATATAAATGTCATTCCGCATGATGTAATGGCGCGCTTGGATAGAACGCTTTCTGATGCGTCTAGCGCCCGTTCTCTCGCGTCCTTCTTTTGTCAGGTAGTATACGGCTTCCCCATCTAAAAACTTCGCTACAAACGGTTCTAGCGCCTTCATCACGCGGCTTGTGTTGCGTGGGCTTCCAAGATTGTGGAGCACCTGCAATTGACTTCGCGTAAGGTAATCAAGTTTCGCTAATGATGAGAGTATGGCCTCCTGTCTTTGTTCCTTCTCGATCATTTTTCTCATGGTCATTCTCCTTTCTTGGTCTTATGTTGATATGCGGCGTCACAATGCGCTTGATGTCGTCGTCCTCAATGTACGCGCATTGGACGATTTCTTTTTTGTCGGTCATATACACGGCGCGTCCGGGTATCAGCGGCAAATGGGCAGCATCGGTTTCTCCTTCACCAAGCACGACTTGGCTGGCCACTTCAGTTTGTAGCTTGAAACATAGCTTTGCATCGGCATTCTGTTTTACCTGGCGAGGCAACGTATCGGCCGTTGCATATTGCGTGCAAAAAATCAACCGATAGCCAAGCGCGCCGGCCACGCGGGCAATTTCGGCAAGGATGTGCTCGCACTCTACTTTGAAACGTTTGATTTCCTTATCCGTTTCCCCGGCACTGGCAATCTGTGCTGCTTCATCAACGATCACAAAATGACGTTCCTTTACTCCAGCTGCCCGAACATCTTCGATGCCCGCGTCGAGGAAGTGTTCTAGGCGTCTATTCATCTCATCTCGAATCGCTCGTAGAGCCTCAAGGGATTCATGCACATTCTTTGCTACATACTCGACTTGCCGTACGTCTTTAAACTTCGCAAACGCCAAGCCGCCTTTCAGGTCAAGAATGGTGAACCGTACATCATCCGGGTGCCGTGCGATCAATGACGCGACAAGCAGTTTGAGAAAGGCGCTTTTCCCTTTTCGGGTCGCGCCGGCAACGATCATGTGCGGAATAGCATCGAAGTCATGTTTGACAAATTCGCTTCGAGATACACCGATCGGAATTTCCCATCCGGTACACTTGGCAAGCATAGAATCCTCAAATGGCAATAGTTCCGGCATGGGCCGATCATAAACACGGATTTTCAGCATCCCGTCAAACGACAGCTCGATTTCTTTTCGTTGCTTTCGTTTGTTCTGCAAAAGGGATTTGATCTGTGGAATGGGATTGCTTCGGAGGCTGATCTTCTTCAAGTCTGCGAGAGATAGGTCAAATGTGGTTCGTTTAATGTTGAGCCCGTCCTCAAATACATGTTTTTTTCGCTCGAAATCGGCAAATGACAAGCCAAGTGGAATCTGGAACACATACTCGATGAATCCGTCTCCTTTCGTGCGGCGATGAATTCGGATTTGTTTTCCGTCTTTTGTAACCAGTCCGGCGTTTGCAGCGATACGTTCAATTTTTGTTTTGTCGTTGCCCACTCCTTGCTGTTTTAAGTAAGTTGTTGCCGCAATCCCGCCAGCCACAAGTGACGATAGAATTTCAAAAAGCAATAAACACCACCCCCACCGCGAATCCTTAAATATCCGTTAGGATAGTCGCTCGCGTCGCGAACAATCGTAAATGGCGAGATGTGCTGATATAACGCAGTCTTTCGTGTCGTTTTCCGTGTCTACGGTCGAATACGAGCACGAATAGGTAAAACGACGATGCCCTCGACGACTGGACGCGACAACGAGTGCGTCGGGTAATTCGTTATCGTTTGCGTCTGATACATCGTATTTAAGCGTGTTTGTCCATTATTCCATATTTTTGCATTAGGTTTAAATTCGGGATTTTTGGACAAGACTGTGGCTAAAAAGCACAGGAGGGATTTTTGTGTTTGGTCTGGGGAAACCAAGAAGTAAATTTGGAAAATGGGTGGATCGAATGGGATTGACACAGGAGGAAATCGCACGAAAAGCAAAAGTAGGAAGGACCACGATCTCGAATATGTGTAAAGACCCGGAATACAAACCGCGCATTTCTACCTGGGTAAAGGTGGAACGTGCGCTGAAATCATTAGGATATTCAGTGAAACGAGAGGATTTTTTTGACATATAAAAAGAACCTACTCAAAGTGAGTAGGCTTCGTCTTATTTTATTTCAGCTTGTAACAAAATAGCATCTTTATCACCTTTATACGTATACTGCACATCATTATGGTTAATCACTTTAGTGTATTCAAGCAGATTTGTTTTATCGTCGGTAAGTCCTAGATTAGAAACTACCTTGTGACGATCTCCATAACTTAAAGATTCATCTGCTGTACCAACCAACAAAACAAAAGCAAAGTCTAAATCATTTCTCTCTGTTAAAAGGGCCTCAGGCATCGCAGCAAGCGTTATTTTATTGTCTTCGATAAATATGTGTATATTGTCCGATAACGCAATAGCGTGTTTTCCGTCTTCGGTTTTGTCGCTAGAGATAATTTTCAGGTTTGTTTTGTCCCCCATTTGTTTTAATGCTTCCGAAATTCTGTTTTCGATTTCTTTCGGATCGACTTTTGCTTTCGATTCAGTCGTTTCAGAACCACAAGCCACTAAAAATAACACAAAGACAGACGTTAAAAAAAATGAGATAATTTTCCTCATTGTTCTTCCTCCCAATTCCTTTTTACCTACATGTTACCACATTTATATATAAAAAAAGAACCCCGCCGTACGGCAGGGTTCAGCCAACGATATAGACAGGATATCCTTTTTTCTTCAATTCTTCAGCTAACTTCTCGGCATTCTTTCGATCAGAAAACGCTCCGACTTGGACGCGATACAATTTTCCGTCAGACGGTTTTTGTTCCGGTTGGGAGTTCACTTTTTTCTTGAGACCGAAAGCTTTGACAATTCCTTGCACGTGGCCGTATGCGACTTGTTGCAGGAACTGTTCGGATTTCAATTTTGCTGCGTCATTAGCGTTATCAATAAACAAGTTTTCCGTGAGAATCGCTGGCATGTTCGTTTCACGCAATACGGCATAGTTCGCGCGTTTCTTGCCGCGGTCAGTCACATTGCCGATTGCTTTCATGAGCTCCTGGTGAATCACGTTTTGATAAGCGATCGTCGCCGGGCTGACGTTACCGTTATAGATGTAACTTTCGAATCCGGTTCCCCCGCCAGCGTTAATGTGAACAGAAATGAGTAAATCAGCTTTCAATTTATTTGCAATCGCCGCACGTTCGGAAAGTTCAAGAAAACGGTCATCCGTCCGTGTGTAGTGTACTTCCGCCCCTTCATACTCCCCGAGCATCTTGCCGATATGTTTTACGATAGCGAGTGTCAGATCTTTCTCCTTCAGTCCGTTTGCAACAGCACCGGGATCGTGGCCGCCATGACCGGCGTCTAAAACGATCTTCATTTTTTCTCCGCCTCCTTGCTTTTTCCTTTCAATACTTCCACCGCCTGTGTAAGTCGTTCCGGAACTGGCACTCCCATTCTTCCCGCATTTTCAAAGATACTTAACAACTCATTAGCCATATAAAAAACGATAGTCGCATCTCGGAACATATTTTTCGTTCCAAGAGCGCTATCGACCAAATGAGCCAGTGCAACCATGACAAAAATCATGACCTTCTTGATGATCCCTTTGAACCCGATCTTGCTGGATAAAGTTTTTTCTGTGTAGCCAGCTGCTAATCCGCTCACATAATCAATGATGACCATCCAAAACAACACGAGCAACAGTCCTGTTGACTCTCCAAACAAATACCCAACCACAGCCCCAAGCGTAGCCGCGCCGATTTTGTAAATGATGTCAAATCGTTCCATGTCCGCCCTCCTATACAAACATAAAATCATACGTCACTTTCATTGTGTTTGTGCTTGTCTTTGTCACAGGTGTTGGAAGAAGGTTTCTTGCTCCTAACGAGCCTAATTCAACCATGAAAATGGTATTATCTGAACGGATGAAATATTCACCATCTTTAACAGCTATACCAGGATATGATCCCATTGAACTTGGCTGGTCAATGGCATACGATGTTCTATTCATTTGCGTATCAAAAATAAACAAACCGATGCTTGTACGAACAGCTATTTCATTTTTCTGTTGATTGTACGCCATCCCATACGCTACGACGCTAGTATCAAAGATGTTTTTTGCTTCAATAACATTGAAATTACTGTCATACTTTGCCCATCGTAATGGGTATTGTCCATTTACTTGCGTGGCTGACTGTCCTAATACATAGAAATATGCTCCTACTCTCTCAACTCCATATAAATACCTAAATCCCGAAAGTGTGATAGTGCTTCTTGTTCCATCTGACTTTTTGACCCGATGTATTGTGTTGTAACTTCCAGTGTTTACTACGTAATAAATGTAATCTGAGTCATATGTCATATCGTAGGCTACATCACTTGAACCCAAGTAAGAAGGATGATCCCAAACTCTCCCCAATGTAAATGATGCCACATTTCCTTTTTGACCAGGGGTGATTAACAACTCCACTATTTTTTTCACTCCACTATCCAGTGTTTCCATGGACCAAAAGCTTGATCCATCAAAACACATCCCACCCCGCGCACCTCCTAAACTTGCTAATCCATTTTTTCCATTTAAATCAACATACCACTCATAATTTTTTTGGTAATATCTTTGGGCTGTTATAGACGATGACCCAACATCGGAATACCAAATAACCGATGAAAACGTACCATTTGCAGCGTTAGTCGCAAAATCAAATACAAAATGCGCGATTGAACGGTTCCGATAACTTTCAGTAGAATTAAGCGTCCCTCTTCGCGTATCAGAACCAACATACTGATTTTTAAAAGCGTAGCCAATAATGTCTCCCATTACTACTCGTTCGATTTGAGGGTTTTCAGGTTTTGAATCCGTTGTCAGCGCAAGCACGTTAAATGGGAATTCTCTATAAGTCAACGGCATCATATCCGGCCCGTTTAATCCGACCCCTATTTTTGAATACTCGTTCATCAAAATGTATTCAAGATAATCTTTCATATTAATCGAAATAAAGTTTTCTGCCGTAACTTCTTCAACTTTTTTCCCAAATCGCTTTTCGTCAAAAAGCTCCACTCTCGTAAAGCCGCGAATTGGAATCGAGCTCACTTTATGTTTTAACATCTCTATGACTTCACCAGTCACGAAATTTTCCTTTCTAGCCAATGAATGATAGGCACGTTCCATATCAAACTCCAACATTTCTCACCTCACCTCAATTCAATGTGATTTGTACCGTACTTGCCACTGCCGGAAACGGACGAACTTGATCATGTGTTCGCCATTGCGATATAGACTCAACGATGCTTGAAGATACAGGAACAACGACTTGCATGCTGACAATTTGCCCATTAACGACTGATTGAAAACGGCTTGTGTATGGAGAAATAACATTTTTCCATTGAATTTCTTCCGTCACATTCGCACGCGGTAGACGGTCAGAAATGCCGCCGAGCAAGTTCGCTGCATATACAAACACTTGTAGTCCGCGCGGGTCAATGGTTAGCGTTCCAGCGCTTGTTTTCATTTGCACATCTAAAAATGCCGAACCAGGAGGCATTTGCAACAACAAGAAAGGGACGCCAATTGTTACAAATCCAGCTTGGCACGTTTGTTTAATCGTATTAAATGTTGGCTTCCCGCCATACATAAATGAAATTTCAACCGTCATTGTTGTCGATGCTTGTCCAATCAACGACAAACCAACTTGTGCGTTCGCCGAACTGAAATTCGTAATGACAAGCGATAGAGCTGTTTGAACAGATGTTCCAATAGAAAGCGTTTTTTCGTTGGTCCCCATAATAAAAGACGGCTGGGACAACGAAACATCCGATGAAGTGAGCTGGTCTTGTTCTTGCGTATGAATCCCCGGGATCATATACGACAATTCCACTTCATTTCGATACGGCTCATCGGGAAAACGTCGCATGCGAACAATGCGTGTTTGAACGTTGATTCCGAGTTCATCGTCGAACACATTCACATAATCCCCGACAGAAAACTCATATTGTGAATTTCCTGTCAATGCAGATAAGTCGATGACTTTGCATTGATATGAAATGACAGGCTGTGATAATACTTTCAGCTTTTCTTGTGCCGCACGCATTAAATCGCCAGCCAACAAGAAACGCTCATCTTCCCATACATACTCTTTGCGATATTTTTGCTTTGCCTCAATCAATGGGATTCCTAAACTCGTATACCAAGAGTAGTCCTCGACATACGGTTTGTTGTCATTGACGCTTTCGATGGACAGTCCATTCTTTCCGTACGGGTACAAGACTGTCGCCTCTGGCGCACGAATCGTCCGTTTGATTTCTTTCAAGTTTTTCCTGTATCGAAAACCATAGCCCCGATTCGTTCCGATCTGTTTGACAAGGTTGATTTCTTTTTTTACCGTATCAAATTGAATTTCATGCCCTGTGATTTTCGCCCATTGCCTGATTGCCCAAAGCGCCGACTTCCTCTTTTCACTCATCGAATGCTGCGTTTCTTGTGACGACAGCGCCTCTACACGACCGACAACCCAACCTGTACGCGAAATAATTTGCTCTAGTCCTGCTTTCGGTGTCTTTCTATCAATCGTTATCTCGATTAAAAACGTATCGAGCAATTTCACGAAATACGATGGACAGACAATATCGAAAATCGGTTTGCCGTTCGCATCGCGCCCGTCATTCATCTCGGCAATAAAAAAACGCTTGCCCATATAGATAATTTCCATATCGTTCATCATCACTCGAGCAAGGCGATCATCGCGTGGAAGGGAGAATGTGAGCACTTCTGCGTCATTCAATGTTTCTTCATGTTCAATGTTGTATGCGTTTTTCAGAACACCAAGTGGCTTCCCGGCCAGGTCGTACAGCACCATCTGATGTTCGATTTTTCTTGAAAAGCTCAACATTCTCACCCCCTACAAAAACCGTTCGCGCCATTCCACCGATACGTTTAGCGTATTCTGTGCCTCGATGGTCATTACATTTGTTCCCGGTCGCAACGTCAAAAACGTGCCCGTCGTTTTGTCTAAAATGTTCGTATCGTTTAACAAAACGGTCATTTCATCACAATCAATCGTTAATACATCGTTTGTTTGAAGTGTGTTTGAAATGGTTAGTTTGTCATCATCAAGCGTCAAAGACAGTGAATTTGTGTTTGCATTCGATATTTTTATGATCGGAAGCACATCGTATGTTCCGTTATTGACGAGAGTAATTTGTTTGTCGCTTGCAGTTATTTGCTTCGATACACTTGTCTTACTAACGTTATATGCGAATGGTTGGCAGATAAACGCAAGCGTAAAACTTGACAATGTTCTGTGCATATCGGGAACAAAAGTACCAGCTAGCTTCCCGATGTAATAGACATCAGGTTCAGTACTAATCATTAACGATGCTTCTGTTTTGGTTAATATTCGAGAAAGCTGCCGAATTGCTTCTGTACGATTGTCTTGGTCATGTAAAAGTAAACAATCTATTTCAATCGAGCGCATTCCGAATGATTGAGGAAAAAGAATGCCTCCGTCATGACCAGGGATCAATTCATAATGATCGCTAAACTCAGGGAAAACAGGTTTTCTAAAACGCAAAACACGAATGTTTAGTTCGTTCGAATGGATACCATTAAACTCAAACCACATCATCGCGATCCCCTGCTTCGTTTTGACCGTTCAATCAGCACGTATAGTTCACGCGAAATTTTTTCAATATCCCTTTCATCTCGAACGGTCATATTTTGGATGTTGATCGAAATGTTTCCGCCCAACATGCCCATTGTCTCGGTATTCGGATACACCTTCGAACCGCGTGGCAGTTGTACCAGCTCCGGCCCCTGCTCGCCTACAATCGCGTAGCCGCCGCGGAAATAGTCCGTTCCTTTCGCCAGCATCGGGATTTTCGGGATGTTGATTCCTTTTCCGCCTACCCCCGGCACCCAGTCGGGGATTTTAAGTGTGTTCAAACGGCCAATAAAACTATTAATGATTGAAATGACCGCGTTCAATGGGGCTTTAATCACGTTTTTTACTCCCTCCCACACGCTGGCGATTCGGTTTTTCATCGCCTCGAAAGCCGTTGGAACAGCGTCGCGAATCGCGTTTACATGGGTCATCACAAAACTTTTGATACTGTTCCATACGCTCGATGTCAGTGATTTGATTGCATTCCATGCCGCCGTGACGATGTTTTTGACAGCGTTGATGGCTGTGCTGATTGCTTGCTGAATACCATTCATCACCGACGTTACCATGCTTTTGATCGCGTTCCATACAGTCGTTGTGACCGTCTTAACCGCGTTCCAGGCGTTAGAAATGGCGTTTTTCAATGCGTCAAAAACAGTGATTGCTGTGGTCTTCAGTCCATTCCAAATCGCGACTACCGCCGTTCGGATTGCATTCCATGCGACCGTAAAAATCGTTTTATATACATTGAGAACCGTTTCAAAATAGGCTTTAATTCCATTCCACACCGCTTGTGCAGCCGCTCTTATGCCCTCCCACGCGCTGCTCAAAAACGATCCGATTGCATTAACAGTTGTTTCAAAGATTTTTTTAATTCCATCCCATAACTTAGAGAAAAATTCTTTAATTGGCTCCCAATTTTTAATGATGACGGGCACAAGTAGCGTCAGCACAGTAATGGCAAGTCCAATCGGCCCCGTCATCGCTTTAAACGCATTCCCTAGCATTGGTAGCATCTTCGTGATAATTGGGAGGACATTCTGTATTGAATATAAAATAGGTGCAAGCGCCATAAGCGCGCCTGCGAAAATGCCAACAGATGCAACAATAGCCGTAATGGTTGCAGCAAGTTGCGGATTGGCTGACATCCAGCTAGCGATAGCCCCGACAACAGAAGCAATCACGGACAATAGTGGTTCTAGCGCCGTTTTGAGATCCCCAAGCGCTTTCTGAAACTTCACGGCCGGATCGGCGTTGATTTTCGAAATCGAATCATTGAGCTCATCTTGGTTTTGCTTCGCGCCTGCAAGATGTTTCCCCATGTTCAATATGGTTTCGGATATGTTGGTACCCTGATCCTCCCACATCGTCCCGAAAATCTTCACACCCAGCGCATTCTGTGTTGTCTCGTCTTTGATACCGGCAAGCGCCTTTGCAACCTCAAACATTGCTTTTTGCCCTTGTTCGCCGCCTGCCGCGACCGCTTGGCCCCACTCCTGGAGTTGTGCCGTCGATATGCCCGTCCCTTTTAACAATTCAGCCGTCGCTTTGTCGACGCCCTGGCCGAACTCGGCAAGACGGATGCGGCCTTCCTTCAGCCCGTCAAGCAGGTTGTCGATGTTCCATGTCCCTGTATCAATTCCGGCTGCGAAAATCGCTTGGATTTCTTGTGCATCATACCCGGCCCGTCGGAGCTGTTGCCCGTACTCCGCGATAATGTCCAACTGATCCGGCGGAAATCCGATTTTCAACAAGCTGTTCACAAGACCTAACGCCTGTTCATCGGAAATCTTCAGTTCTCCCGAAATCTCGTTGATCTCTTGGATGAGCTCGGTAAAGTCAATCCCTGAATAGGCCGATGCAATCATACCGGCGCCTTCGATGATTTTTTTGTTGGTCTCGTCGCTGGCGTCAGCATTCAGCGCCCATTGACGCCGCACACCCTCAAGCGCCGTTTCTGCATCAATACCATATGCCTTGATTGTGTTGACGGCGTCCTTGACGGCCTTTTTCGATTCCTCCGGCACATTGAACGAAATATCAATTTTTGTGTTTAGTCTGGAGGTATCCAACGCCTGGTTGATCGCCCCTGCTAGCCCTCCGCCGGCCGCAAGCCCACCGGCCACATTGGATAGTGTATCGCCAAGCCCTTGCACATCTTTTTCAGCGTCGCTCGCCGCTTTCGCAATCTCGTCGAGGTCCTTTTTGACTTTATCCAATTTAGCGCCGCTCGCAAGCTGATCGAGTGCCTGGCGCATCTTGTCTAAATCAGCATTAACCCCTAGTGCTGCTTGTCCGATTTTATCGAGTGCATCTTCTAATTGTGTAGATGATGCTTTTCCGCTTTTAATCGCATTGACTAACTTGCTTCCGAGTGTGTCCGCAAAATCATCAACGCTTTTGCCGGTCGCCTTAAAAAGGGCTTCCAAACGTTGCGTTGCCGCCCCTGCTGCTTCTTGTTCATCTTTCAGCGCTTGCAACGATTGCTTGTATTTGTTCAACTGCGCTTCTGTGTACTCGATTTCCCGGCGAAAATTCCGATATTGCTGTTCACCAATTTCCCCTTTATGAAACTGTTCCTCTACTTGGCTCTGTGCAGCACGCAATTGGTTTAACTTTTCCGTTGTCGTCTCGATTTGCTTCGCGAGAATCTGCTGTTTCTGAGCCACAGCCTCCACGTTGCCTGGATCAAATTTGAGAAGACGTTCCACATCGCGAAGCTCTTTTGAGAGCTCACGACTTTTTTGGTTCACTTCTTGGAGCGCCTTCTGCAGTCCGATGGTATTTCCGCCGATCTCAATGGTGATACCCTTGATCCGGTCTGCCATACACCTCACCTCCTTCAAAACGCATCAAAATCGGCCTGTGTCGCTTCTCTAACCCGCTCTTTCGGATTGGTCATTTCACGAATGTATTCATCAATGTAGTCAATACACATGCCAATGGTCATATCCTCAAAGTCATCCCGCTGCAGTCCACAGCGACGGCATAAAAAATAAAACGCCTCGGTGGTGAGTTCATCACCTCCGGGCGTTTCCTCATCATCGTCTACTTTTTTTTAGATTGGATGCTGGCAATAATCAAATCCTGCAACTCCGGGATAATCTCCATGAGTGGAAACTCGTCGAATTGATCCAACCACGTAATTGGATCGGGAATGGATGGATTGGCCGTTTTGGCTAAAGTCCAAATGATGTTATAGAAAAAGTCGAAGTCGAGTTTTTCAAGCACGTCATAATTAAAATTTCCATTCTTATCCGTCAATTCCCCAATTGCATTCAATTTGTATATTTCTTTGAAAAAGTCTTTCCCGAATTGTGCTTTAAAACGCAACGGTGTTGCCGCATTGGACTTGAAGCGAACCTGTTTGCCGTCAATTACTAGTGTCTTTTCCATTCATCATGCCCCCGTCGAACCTTTTACGTGCACTTGTGTATACCAGCTGTCGTACAATGCTTGGTCAATCTCTGGAGTCGTATCAGCTTTCACTTCTTTCGTGTCCGGGCGAGGACGAGCCGTGAAATTCAATGTAGACGTTTGCGGTTCTGTGTTTTCTGCTTTGGTTTGCCCTGCGACAGTCGGACGGCTCGCTTTGCAGTAGTACAGGACATGTCGTTTCGCTTTCTTATCCCCCTGAAACTCAAACAACAAAGCAAACGGCTTCGTGACTTGGTCCGCGTTTTCATACATCACGCCGTTCACGTAGGTATCACCTAGTACGTCGATTCGAAACTCGTCTGTTAGGTTAGCAAGCTCAAGCTCACCGTCATAACCGTTATTCGTCGCCTCGCTGTAGTAGGCCGAATCATCCGCGTAGAAATCGAATGTCTCTCCGGCCGGCTCAAGCGATAACGATACAGCACCAGGGATGCGTTTAGGCGTTCCATACGTGATCGCTCCAGTCGCCGGATCTTCCGTAATGACTGCATAGTGGACGTTGCGAAGACCGTATTTGATTTTATTCGAAGTTGGTACCGTCATAATAACCTCACCTCGTATACTTTTTGGTATAGCCTTTCAGACGGAATATAGGTTTCCGTCGTCTCGTAGTATAGGGAATTAGCATCCAAAACTGCTTTGATTCTTTCCTCTGCTTCCAAGTCCTTTTTGTCTGTGTATAGCTCGATTTGCACGTTTTCGATGTCTTGATAGACTTTGTCATCAGCACCGAAGTTTGATGAATACGCAACGACATATGTGATAAACGGTGGTTTCTGTGGCTTCCCAAAGTGAGAATAGGCCACTGGAAAGCCTGTTTGTTTTAGAATGGTGTTCAACTCATCGAGATTCATTTTTGATCGCCCTTTCCACGCGATCTTCAAACTCTTTTTCAAGCCAGTCCTCAACTGGTCGAATGTGTGGCGTCTCCGGAACCCGCCCCCCGTCTACCGTAGCGTGCCCGTACTCGAGCAGATGGGCTAGACGATACTCCGTTTTATTGTGTATGACCCATCCGCCTGGTGTCCTCTTTCGCGTCCAACCGCGTTTATAGTCGCCAGTTTGAACCAGCCCTTCTTCTTCGATTTTCGCTTTTAGCCGATCTACAGCTTCCTTCGACACGTCATCCATGATTTGTTCTAAATCGCCGGCTATGACTTGTGAATACCGTTTCAACTGACGCGTAATTTCATCGCCTAGCCGGTCAATCTTTATGTTAGCCATCGTTTAGCACCCTTTCACAAGTGAGCTCCACCTCTTCAAAACTCACGGAATAGGTGCGAATCACTCGATATTTAACGCTTTCAAACTCTACTTCTTGCTCTCCGTCGTACTCATACCCGTGAATAACAAACACGATCGACGGCCGTAATCCTGCTGTCGCAGCGCTGTAAAATTCGTTCCTGCCAACTGATTTCACATTGCAGAGAACCGTCCTGCGTGTTTCAATTGGCACTTGATTGCCAATTTCATCCTCTGTAAATTCTTGTGCAATCAATACAAGTTCATTATCGTATGTCACGCGGCTCCACCGCCTTTACACTTACGCCAGCATTCTTCACAGATAATTCTTGCAGATGGTTTGTCTGTCGGACATGCTCTTACTGTGCTCTTGATTAATCGTCCGCATTTGACACAACTATTTCCCTTCAAAGCAGTCATGGTGAACCACCAACATGAATCATTAGATTATGCAGCCTGTATTGGAGATGACGAGGCATCGCTCCGTCACTGTCACGGCTCTGATATCGCCATGTTGCATAGTCAACAACAAACATCAAATGATAAGGGTTGGCACCGTCAAGCACCAACCCTTTTTCGTCTTCAAGCTCTTTGATTACACCGTCTACGATTGCTGTAATATAGGTATCACGGACAGTCGTCCGAATACCAAGCCGCTCTTTAACAAGTGCGACAACAGTAGCTGTATCCATGTCAACGCCCCTCCTTAATTGCTTGAGGCGTCAATCTCGGCTTGAGCAGCTAAGGCTACTTCTTTCCCCTTCACCTTATCGCCATTAGACAGTTCATAAACACCGCCGCCAACATGTTTCGGCCATTCAGTGTGATCACCTTCAGAAGGATTCTTCGATGCAGCCACGTACCCTAGTTTCTGCAATTCTTCCAAACGATCTCCATCGTACTCATCCCCAGCGTGGTAAATACGCTTCGTTACTTTGCACTTAAAATCTTTCAGTACTTTGGCCATAGATTACACCTCCGGCACGTTTGCTTCGTCAGGCGCGAACGTGATCGAAGTTGTCGGGTTAGCGTTAGCGATGTTGACGGCTACGAAACCTTCTCCGAATACCGGCTTACCGTCATATCGGGCCGTACCTTTGAACACCGTTTGGTCTTCGATAAAGCGAACATGTTCGGATTGAGCAAGCTTGATGTCGGCTCGCTCAGCCAGCAGATACAACGAACCGTAGCCGCCAATGATGTCATTATCCGGGATAAAGTCCAGGATAACGATATCTCCGCCAACAATCGGCATTGTATTGTTCAACGAAGCAACAAGTGCACCTGCGGAGTTAAACGTAATAGCTTTGGACATTAGAACCGCATGAGTATTGCTGCTCATCGCCCAAAACTTCATGCCGTTGCTATAGTTTGCTCGGGCTTTGGATAGTTTCAAGACGAGCTCGGAGAAGAACTCCTCTGCTGATTTTCCAGTCGGGTCGATCTTAAGCAAGTTCGTTGTACTCAAGTTCGTCCACGCCGGAGCTTTTGTTCCCCAGTTTGGTGGCTGCGTGGTTTGTGCTAAGCGCGTCACGATACCAACCGGCATTTTCGTTCCTGTTCCGTACAGGATGGCTTTATCGAGAGCAAATCCAATTGCTTGACCGATGGCGTCAAGGATTTCATCTGCAAGGTTGAGGTCGCTATCTTCAAGCGTAGAGTTAGGAATCGGGATGAAACCGCCAACCTTGTAGCCGTCAACTTCGATTTGCGAAAAGCTTAACGATAATTCATTCAAATTAGCTACTGCTTCTGTCCATACGCCTTCCGGGATTGCACCGGCGATATTCTGACGTGCCGTGCCCTTGAGTGGACGCAATCTTACTTTGCTAATTAGTTTGCTGTACCGATGCATATTGTCGCGCAACAGTTCAAGCATCACATCCGGAATCGTCAGCTCTGCTCCGGATACAGCACGTTTTTGCTGGGCAAGAGTTCTTACTTGTGCCAAGAATTCCTTCACTTCACTGCGTGCGATCAATGCTGCGCGTTGTTCATACGGCATGTTTCGGAAAAAACCTTTCATTCTCGTTTCGCCTCCTACAAATTGTTGTGTTCTTGCACCCGAAACCTGTGCAGGTTCAGAATTGTTTTTAGGTTCCTTGTTGTTCAGCTGCTCCAGCTCATTCTCAAGCTCTTTGATCTCGCCTTCCAGCTTGGATTTCTTCTCTTCCAGTTCCGTTTTCTCACCTTCCAGCTTGTTGATCTCATCCTCGACTACAGCAATTTCCTCGTCGGTATTCGCCTCATCGATGGCCGCTTCCAATTCTTCCGAGCGTTTTTGCAGCGCTTTTTCCTGTTCAAGCAACTCTGCCAGCGCTGCTTTTCGCTGCTCAATTTTCTTTGCCAGCATCAATTGTCTTAAAGCCATTTCTTACCCTCTCCTTCAATTTCATTTTTCGTTGTTCCAGCTGCCGTTTTTTATGCTGTTCGTATTCTTGCATCCTTGCCTGTACGCTAGTAGCTTCATAGGCAGGAAATGTCACAACACTAACTTCGTGTAAGTCGATTTTCTTCAAAGTCCATTTAACTGTTCCATCTTCTCGAAACTCTACTTCCTCATCGAGGATATTGAACCCAATGCTACATTGGTCAACATCACCCCTTTTCACTCGTTCGTATAAGTTAACTGCATCGGTATCGTTTGGATTGATTTTTATACGGCCCCAAAGCCCTCTGCTATCTGCTTTCAGTTCAAGGGTTCCTGCTTTATTTCTGCCTAAAACCAAAGCAGTGTCGTGGTTGATTAATGCTCGAATATCGTTACTCAGCGTTTCATCGAATGCGCCTGGAGCAATTTCTTCGTATGCTCCTGGCCACAGCTCCGTTTCGCTGTTATAAACCGCAAAGTAACCCTCAATATACATTTCATTGTCTTGTTCCGCTCGTGCTGTTTTGATATTCGTTTGCAAACTTCTAGTCTGTTTGACCGTCCGCTCCACCTTTCTCACCACCTTTCAGTTTGTTTTGGTCGCCAATTTTGTCTAACGGAATGTAGTTTTCTAAGATGACTAGCTCACTCAACCCTTCTTTTGGCGACAATCCAAGCCAATCCCTTACCTCGTTACCTTCCATAAGCCCACGCACATACATGTTGGAACCAACTTCCGCAAGCTCTTTCAGGTCGTATGCATAAAGGCTTCGCGGGTTGAACTTGAAATACAAATCAGGGCTAATAAGGAGTTTCCTTGTCAGTTCCTGTTCAATCCCCTTGGCAATCGGCAATATAGTTGAGTTAATGAAGTTGTTATACTCGTCTTTGTCATATTTACCGACACCCAACAAAAAAGCCGGCACTCCGAAGATGCCAGCTACTGTTCGCTTATCTAATTCAACTGTTTCATGAATCGCTAAATCTTTAAGTGACAATGGCTTTACCTGTTCGACGTCAAGCAATTCAGCAGGAATAATCCATGGTTGTCCTGCCTCGCTTGCTTCGAGATATTTTTTAAATACCGCGTTCCTGCCTTCTTCACTGGAAAGCTCTGCGGTAGCCGCGTCGACTTTCACAATGAGTGAAGGCATATATTTACCACTCATGAAGCTTTTCTTCGTTGTTGTTGCTTGTTTCAAGTTATTTACGATGTCTTTTAGTACTACCCTATAACCCCTACCCATATATGGCTTTTCTGGGTCTGGGTTCACAATAAAGTGCAGCACCTCGTCATAATTGTACGCTTTTCCTTGATACCAAATTTGATAGCCTGTATCGGTATCGACAAAACTTACCTTGGATGGAGCAAGTGGTATAAGTTCATCGATTAACCCGCTTGTCGTGTATTTCGGAAAAACGACGCTATTTCCCTCACCATCGAGTAGCATGGTGTAAACAATATTGTACATCCACGCTTTCCTTGTCATTAGGCTATATGGATTGATGTCTATTTTCCTCGACAGCTCATTTTTAATCCTAATATCGCCGTTATCCGTATTCTGCATCAAGTGTATGGTCATAGACGATATGAGTTCAGCAATTTTATGCACGGCCATCCTTACTTCCGGGTTATCGGACAACCTAGTGTATCCAGGGATAGCAAGCGTATCATATGCTTCTTGTGTCAGAAACCAGCTTATTGCATTCGTTGGTTCTGAACGTGTTTTGCGCCGAAAAAAATTAAACAATCCCAATTTCTATGCACCTCCTTTCAGCCATTTAGCCATTTCGTTGCCGTCGCAGCTTTCTCCATATTTTCAAGCATTCGAATGGCCGCGAATACAGTCGCGTCAAAAATATCAATACGGTGCTTGTCCTCAATTTTCTCAAATTGGATCATGTCGTCAGTTTTTTCAATCGCATGCACGTTCTGAACGCAGTATTCAAACGCCTGGGAATGCAAGTAATAGAATTTGCCGTCTTTCACTTGCTTTTCAATCCGTCTGAAGCCTTCTGACTTCTTGTAGTAGTATTGTGGCTGATCGACAATATTGAATCGCTTCTGTTTCATCGCCATGAAAAATTCCCGGCCAAACTTCCGGTCAAATCCGACTTGCTTAATTTTAAACCCTTTTGCTCGCATTGTTTCGAACCACTTAACCACATCGGAAAAGTTGACTGTCGGTGTATTGGTCATCGTGAGCCAGCCGTCATCACGCCAACCAAACAACGGAATATTGTCTTCCTCTGCTTTTCTCGTTGCCGCGACGATCGGGAACCACGCATGAGTAATGGCTATATCAACGCCGTTATAGTTTCCATAGAGCGCTGCTGCGGTCAAGTCATGCAATTTAGAAAGGTCCGCACCACCGAACCAGTCGATACCAAGTTTCGCAAGCTGTTCAATCGTCCAATCATATTTCCGATCAGACTTCTTAAACTCGTCGATGTTGAAATATGCCTTCATCGGCGACGTATAGATGTTCAATGACTTCGCCAAGAAATCTTTCCGCTGCTGTGGGTCATTTTGCGCCTGGAGCGCGTCGTTCATTATGTCGTCCGGCCGAATCGTCACGCCATAATTCGGATTGGCTTTCTCATGTTCAATCGGGTTTGTGTAATCCACTTCGCCGTTTTCGTCTTCATCAGCTTTGCAAATGAAAACGAAATAAGCCTCATCCGTCACCGTTTCATCGAGAATCTTTTTACAATATTGCAAGCGTTGATAACAGAATGAGGTCATATCGTCGCCGGCCGTTGTAATCCCGATCATCAGCTTGTTCGTGTACGCCTTCATCGCCTCTTTGATGATGTTATACTGCTTAGGTGTTTTGTAGGCGTGCATTTCATCGGCGATCCCGACATTACAGTTCAGGGAGTCTTGCTTATCTGGATTGGCTGCCAGGGCCCGAATGTAAATGGAACCATCGCTGAATTCGCCGCTGATGCTGTTTTCTTGGTTATTGTTCAATATCCGAAAGTTTTGTTCCTCGCCCATTTGCCGTAGGTTAAACAAGATAAATTCAAACGACTGCAACGACTGCTGAAGCGCCGCACTTGTGATATAGATTTTTGACCCGGATTGCCTTTCAAGCAGAGCCAAAGCCCAGGCCAACGCTGCAATAAGCCGGGTTTTTCCGTTTTTCCGAGGTATAAAAATAAACGCTTCTTTGAAGCGTCTGATCTTCGTTCCTTTGAGATAGAAACCAAGCAAATTGTAGATAATGAATTTTTGCCACGGTTCCAATAAAAAAGGCTCACCGCGCAATGGTGTGCCGTCTAGTCGTTCACCCTGGTCGTGAACGAACGTTTTTTCAATGATTTGAATAACAAATTCCGCTTCCCTTGGATTGAAATCATATTTTGGATTCTCCAAGTCTTTGAAAAATCGCTTGGCCGCCTGGATCAGTTCGCGACAGGCTACCTTCCGGCCATCGACTATGCTTTTGGCGTACTCCATCACCGCGTCGTAGTTTTTATACTTCCTCATGATAACTCGCTCAACACTTGAGCTAGTTTTGATTTGTTTTGCTGCTCAATGGTGATGGCCTCCATCGCCTTCGGGTTTAAGCATAGTCGATCAGAGTACGTTGCAATGTCTTTCCGCAGGCTTTCCATAGCTGTGTATAGGGGCGTCTTTCGTTCGTTCGTCGCGCCGGCTTTATTGGTGTACATCTCCGTGATCTTGTACCCACTCTGGGCAAACTGTTCCTCGAACATGTAATACTGGTGAAGCATCCCGGCGAAAATTTCAATCATGCGATCATATTCCTTTTTGTATGTGCCCAGTGATTTCATTTGTCGTTTGATCTCCGCGATGAACGCCTTTTTCGTTTTGACCATGCGCTATCACCCCTTTTCGAAAAAACTCCGCGCTATTGGAAACGCCTGCCCCCTGGCCGGTCCCCTGTCGGCTGTTCAAAAACAGAAAGGAGGGGGGGGGATCATCTCAACTTCCGTTCCACTCGTTCCACCCACTCCAATCCTTTTTCCGTCAGCTCGTTCGTCATCTTGTTATGCATCTGCTCATGACATTGAAAACATAAGCTGACTAAGTTATCGTTATTCAACTTCAAATTCGGTCTTTGTTCAAACGGTATAATGTGATGCACTATCTTCGCTGGCGTTGTCTTTCCATATCGCTTGCACTCTTGACACAAATACTCATCACGCCGCAGTATTGCTTCACGTTTCCTTTTCCATTGTTTTGTTTTATAGAAACTCATGCTATCAACCCCAAATAAAAAATCACCCGTAATTACACGAGCGATTTTTCAACCAATAATGACTTATATATTCTTTTAATTGCATCTTCATATTTATATCGCCAATATTCATTACTATCTTCGACGCTGTTTAATTCAATAACTGTGTTGTTTGTGAAATAAATTTTTAAAATCCAGCTTTCGAATCCTACATTTTTCTTAATTTCTAAATCAACGTGCGAAATATCTTTTAAATACAGCACTTTAAAAATGGTTTCTTCTTCTTTCGGTAAAATAACGATTAATTTGCTATCTAAAAATGCGAATAACTCAATATCTTCTTTGTCATTTACTATGTTTTTAGGATAGAACTCTCTAATTTCATTTGTTGGTAAAAGCTCGTTAATTTTAAAATATGCAAGCCTTAACTTATAACCAGTGTCTGGTCGAAATGATTCGCTTTTCACCCATTTCCCAAACTGTTCATAATTTAATTCACTCATTATCTCATCCCCCTTCCGCCTACTCAATTCGGCAAAAGGAGGAATTTTCCTGCATCGTTTTTCCGTCAAATTCCGACATTCGTACTCATCGCTAAAATAAAGAAGCCGCCGCTCAATAAGCGACAGCCTCTTTGCGGGGAAGGGATTTGTTGGGCTCTTCTCGATTAGTCTGCTCCACTCACGCGCATACATAGTAGAGGGTATTCATTTGTTCAGTATCATTTTATCACAAAAAAACGTGCCAAAACTGACATGTTTTTGACGTTTTATCGTTCTCCACTTTTAGTTAGTTTCAAAACAGAATGGATTTTCCTACATTACTTTTTCGTCAAATTCCGACATTCGCACACACCGCACAAATGGACAGGAAACAAGATATGGCACTTGCCACTTCGCCCATATACAGTTTTTGCACTTATGGCGTTCGTAGGCACGTTGGGCTTTTTCTTTGTCGCTGTATGGATACATAGCCATAAACCTCACTTCATGATCTCACCGTAGCTTCCATTACATGAGCTTATTGTGCCCTATTTTTTCTTTCTAATTCATGGAAAATAAAAAACGCCACCCGATCGGGTGACGCTCATGGAAGGAGGATCCGGCTTGTCACTGTGCCTGATGATACCATCATAGCACGTCTAAACAGAAATATTCTGTCGTCTTTCTGTCATTTTTCCTTCACTTTTCCGTCAGTTTTCTGTCGTTGCGTCTTATTAATCATTGCTTAACGAAAACCCTTTTGTTTCAAAACTCTATTGAATTACATGGTGGTATTGAAGGATCAAATCATCCGTTATTACAGCATTTTTTCCCGGTTTATACACTCTATCCCAAGGTCCGCCTGGTCGATGTGTTTTATAAACGAGTTCCTGAGCACTCAAATGCCCATATTTTTCAAAGACATCTATTAGACAGTCTAACGCTATCAAACCATGCTCCGATGATGCAATTTTCATGAAAGAAGGGGTAACCGCCAGTTCCTCAGGATATATACAAACTGTTTCGTCCTCTTTATAGTCAATTATAGAAGAGCCATGAACTTTGTATTTATGAAAAACACTTTCCACCACAGGCCCATATTTAAACGCCAGTATCGGTTCCCTAAATAATTTTTCGCCAGTACGTAATAGAAACTCCGCATATGCAAAGTATAATAATTTTTGTAACTTCAAATGCGATGATGGTATAACTGATAAGATAAATTTTGCCACGTCATATGCGGTTAACTCCTGATCTTGTGAAACTAGTTCAATGAAGGTTTCTATGTCACTTGTGATAATTACGTCTTTAAAAAAAGCATCCCTCTGAACTACAGAATCCCATGATACAGAATCAGTAGATAATTTATGAATGCCTAACTGTACATCTCCACACTTTTTCTTCACTTGTGCCAAAAACTCATGGATGATTTTTTTATCAAGTTTTTCCTCGTCAGCGTAATGCCATCCGATCCTTTTGCCCTCTGCATAATGACTGACAATGGCTATAAAATGAAACGCCATAGCTAAACACCCCCTTCAAATTCGCTCGAATTTTTATAAATAGCCGCCCATTTTACATACTCTTGTTTATGTATACGATGGGAACGTACATTTTGTTCCTCATCGCTTGAGTTCCATATTTGCAACTCCCAAGGAAAATATGTATTGCTCTCTCCATAAAAATATATGTGTGTAGCCTTGTATCCATTTTTAGACGCATTCATCTTACGAATTTTGTATTCAGTTTTTATGTTTTCACATAAAGCGTCGAAATATACACAATCATGATCAAAATCATCAACAATGATCCTGAATCCTAACAGATCATTTAAACACTTATTCAACGGATAAAGCCCTTTATCCTTCTTACCTACTCGATAATACTTCAATTTATTCACAATTGATTCATTTTGTTTAACACGCAAACGACAATCCAAATGCTGATATGTAAATTCAAAGTCAATATCAATCACCAATTCTTCCAGCTTATAAACATAATTCTTTATCAGCGAATAGAAAGAGTTATCAAGTATAAAAACCTCACGATCATCAACCACTAAAGAAACATCCCTGATTAACTGCTTTTTCAAATTCACAGGAGCGTAATTCCCTGAACGAACCCATTCTTTCGAGAAATCGTTATGTAACTTACAAATGTCTAAGACAAGTTTTTTTATATCATCATAATAACAATATGGCTTTATCTTTTCCATATTTCCTTTTTGGATAATGTCTTTATATAAAGCCATATGGAATCCTACCCTTTCGCAAAGTACCTAGTTAACTAAATTATGAAAATTCAGATCATAATTAAATAACCATAGTAAGCAACAATAACTACTATAGATAAATTTTAACTAATAGCTTAATATTTTTCCATATTATATGTCAATTTTGAACTAAGGTTTAAAATGATTATTAAAAAAGACACCTACACAGGTGCCTCTTCTTTGTAAACCTCAATCCGCAGTGCAAAGGCCAGCTTGTAGAACGCCTTTTCGCGAACGCGGTAGAACCTCGATTCACTGATTCCCATTTCGTTATATACCTCGTAATCATAAGGCTCTTCCAGTGTCAGATATCGCTTAATAATCAATTCCCTTTCCATTCTATTGAGCTTATTCACCGCGCGGCGTATTCTCTCCATGTACTCGTCACGCTCGCGTTCAAAATCTACCTTGCGGATCGCCGCGCTTTCTGTAGATGAGTAAAATGCATTCGTCTTCGACGGCGGCACGAGAGAGTACGTTTGTGTCACTCGCGGGAGATGCTCGTCTGGAACGGTCAGCATGTATATCCGGTATTTTTCAAGCGCTGCCTCCACAGCCTCTTTTGTCTTCTCCCCATCCACGTCGCGTACAAAGGATATTTGTTTGTACTTTACCACTCGAACCCCTCCCGTGGTATAATATGGGTATCTTGACCCCCATTTATCGGCCGGGAGAAGCCCGGTCTTTTTATTCTTCAGTCCCCTACATCACCATAAGAATTTAGGATTGTATAGTTTGAATTCGTTTTCTCCAGGCTTGCATATTTCAAGCGATCTAACCATGTCGGGAGAACAGCCAACTTGCCGCAGATTGGCGATGACTTCCTCCTTACTTTTGGCCCACATGGTATAGCCCTTTTCTTTGCCAAACTCTAAGTATTTCACGCGCACGAACATCGATATCCGCCTCCGTTACATATTCAGCGCGAATAACAGACCGTTGAAATTTCAGTTCGTCCATCATGAATCACCGCCTTCTAAGATTTCCATCTTCACACGAGCGACTTCTTGGACATTGATGATATACCCTTTCAGATTTTCATCACCGAAGGATATATAGCCAGGAGAGTCCTCATAAAACGAACCTCGGATCGTTTGTATGATGTTCCCCACTTCACTAGGCAGACAAACTTGCTCGATGACATCTTCATAGCCACTTTTGTATAAAAGCGAGAATCTCACGAGCATGATCTCACCCCCTCAACTTTGGAATGATTTCACCACCAAAACGCCGACAGTCAGCACCGCACCTTGTCATACATTTGGAAAACACTGGGCAATACCACCAACAATACATCAGCGCATCTTCTTTTTTCATCCATTCCGGCCGGTCATCGCGAATAGATACTGTAATCATTTTCATCTCTCTAAGCACCTCAAATAATCTAACGGAATCCCCCTGCTTGATTTGACAAGGTCGCAATGCTTCACAAACCATTGATACGGGATCGACTTCCGGCCACCTTGCTTCGCTTGCACCCACCATTTCTCCGCGTCCGAAAAACGGAGGATATACACCTCATGCTTTTTTGCGAACTCCACCAGGAAAAAGGTGATCGCTCCTTGGTCGCGCCAAGATTTCAAAAAAGCCATTTGATGGTCCTCGATGTTATCGAGAGGGAACCGGGTGCGTTCCCTCGTCGATTTCGCATCAAAGGCAATCACGCGTCCATGAGCAATCCCAATGAAGTCGACCATTCCCTTCTTTTCTGGGAAAGCACTAATGATGCGCTGCCCCTGCCGAATCACCTTCCAAGGAGTCGGCACTTTTTCGATGTGAGCCATCCCCTTCATCCTGTAGCAACGATTTGTGTATTCGACCAGATGCTCGAATGCCATGCCGCGATTGGCTGCGCTGATCCCCACGCTATCACCTCAATACCCCGCCTCTTGCCGCTTATGATTGACCTGGTTCTTTTCCATGTATGCTCGCACAATTTCCGGCCAACTGAACCCCAAAAATTCTCCTAGTCCAAGAAAAAGATTAAATGCGATATACCACTGCATCGGCCCTTCCATAACGTAGACATAACGTTTCAGTGATCGGAATTGTTTTCGGATATCACCGTAATGGTGCGGTAACGGTTCAAATTCACGAGGAATGCCAAACGCCAGCCCTAGACTTAAAAAGAAATGCAGTCCATCAACGTATTCCATGAGCGCCGCTTCACGCCGCATATTCCGATCAGCACTCCAAAACTTGAAATACCGGACTTCGTTCTGTAATTCCGCGATTTCCACATCAAGCGCATCCACTAAATACGGAACAAGATCCATATCCGCCGGAATGTTTTGTTTGCGCCGGATATGATTATCCAGCGCCTCCTGCATGTCAAAGAGGGTCGCCAAATTCAAACCCATTCTCACCGAAACATCCCTCCCCCTCTATAGAGCCCGAAAACTATGAAGACGACGGATGAGGTATTCATCTAACGAGTCAATGACAAGCTTTTCTTCAGTATTGAATCGCGTTAAACAATCCGAACATTCCCGTCTGCGCTTCACCTTATCTCGCTTTTCACGAACATCCAATACCTTTGTCCGACCACCACAGATTGGACAACGCATCACGCCCACCTCCAAACCGTTTTTCAACAACCGGCAGTTCCAGTGCCCGTGATGATCCAATCGGATTTCCATCTCGAATAAACCTTGACCTCTTTTTCTCTGCGAATGATTGCGGCGTCAAAAGTACTATAAAAATCGTTAGGTGTATAAAAACGACTGATGGCTTCGCATTCTTCCTCTTTCGTGTAACAAATCGTCTTGGAAACGTACTCCCCGTTTCGCTGCCAAAAAATAATGGAGAACGGCGCAGGACCGTTGAATCGGAATAATTCAATCATTGTTCTCCCTCCAATGCCTGTTCTAAAATCATCCGCACCTGTGTCCACGTGCCATCGCCGCCTCTCTTCATTCCAACGCTTCCTTAATCGCCTGCTCTAGCTCTTGTACGCGTTCCTTAAACTCCTGAACACGCGCGCACTCCCAGCACCTGATTCTGCCGTGATAGCATACATCCACTTTCCTCACCTCGATAATCGGTAGTTTAATAGTTTCCGATCGCCGACGATTTCAACGAGATAATCCCGACACATTTCGATAATGCGAGAGCCGAGTGCTTCATCGATGTTTAATAGGTCATCCTCTAGGCACTCCGACGATACCATGATCGGCTTGTGATTCAGGTACCGATAGTTAATAACTGAATACATGGTTTTGATCTCGAATTCAGTCGCGCCACGTTTGAACAAGTCATCGATAAACAGCACCTCGACCTCCTTCATTCGTTCGCATTTTTGTTCCAAGCTCTCAAGATCGTCTTTGATTTCGTCGAATCCTTCCCGGTACGGAAAATAGAGAACCTCAACTTGATTTCTGATCAAATTATTGGCCACCGCCGTCAGTAAATGTGTTTTTCCGGCTCCAGGAGCGCCAAGGAGCGCCATAGAGTTCCTCCGGCTATGTCTGATACCCGGAAACGATTTGACGTACTTTACAGCGCATCTAAAGGCGTCCCGGACGATCTGAGGACGGTCTTCAATTGAGAAGTTCGAGAAGTTCAGACCACGGAAGGCTTCGGTGATCTCGGACGATTTAAAAAGCCGTTCGATTCTCCGCTGCACGATGCAATCGCAAACACGCGCTGTATTGTTATCGATGAAGATCACGCCAAGATCTTTACATTTTTCGCATTTATAGAAGTCCATCGAGGGAGATGTCGACGTCGTCCCATTTCCCTGGTTCGTAATGCGAAATTCTTTCATCTTCTTTTGTAGATCGGCCATCACTTCCGCGATGCTGGTGAACCGAGCCATTGACAACACCCCCGCGTTTTTGTCTCGCTTGTTTTTCAAGTTCATACTGCCTGTCCAAGCGGGCCACATCTTCTAACGTTTGAACCTTTTGCATTTCCCAATTAGCAAGGATTCTATCGATGTATTTGATTCTCCGGACATTTTGTTCAAGCGCTTTTCTCATGGCACAGAGAACAATTTCTTCCGGAAAACGATCCAACCAATAATTAAGGATTTCAATATCGACAGAAGAAAGCGTCGGCTGAAAGTTTTCTTCATAAAACCGAAAAGCATTAAGGCTGTTGGTTTTGGGACGGTCCTTATTATCATCATCATTATTAGTATTTTTATAATTAGTATTATTATTATTTAGTAGTGGCGGATTTTCCGGATACGGATTTCCCGGATACGGATTTCCCGGATACGGATTTTCAGTACACGGTGGAACCGTATCCGGACTTTCAGTATGCGGTGATTGCTTCACTTCGTGAACGACATACTCCACTTTTCCGAATTTGCCCCCGTCCCGGTTTTCGACGCGAGTAACATAGCCAGCCTCGATTAACTCTTTCATAATGCGGTATGTCGCATCTCGGCCATTTTTGCTGCGATTTTGCAAGTCTTTCATGTTAAACACCCAATCGTTCGGCATAGATAGCATAAAAGCCAGCAATCCTTTTGCTTGCCAAGATAGTTCCCGATCGTGAAGGAATCCCTTATCTAGCACCACATAGTTTTCTTTTTTTTCGATGCGATATATCGTCATAACAAATCACCTCCCAGAGCCACTAGGGAGCATCATGCCCCCTAGTTAAAAAGCTCCTGCTGTTCCGCCGCTGTCTCCTGTTCGCTCGAATCCCCATCGATAACCTCTCCTTCAATCGCCTCAACTTCCATGTCAATATAGTCCACTTGCTCCGGTTCGTCATGGATGTCCTTGCGAACCGTTTCATCGAGCGAGATGTTGCGCTGAATTTCAATCGAGATCGGCAAATACTTGATTAACTGCCGGATGACCGTTTTCTTGGCCATTGCTTCGTATTCCTCACGCCACGGCCCGGACTCTTTCGCCCTAGAGTATTTGTCACGAAGGCGATTGATTTCTTCGACCGACATAACGTGAAACGCATGTCCGCCGTCTTTGAACTTGGCGTACGCATAGAACCCAATTAATTTTCCGCGGTCACCGAACAGCAACGGCTTGTGACGTAAACGTTCATCAAGTCCGTATTCAAATTCAAATTCATCGTTTTCATAGACTGCTTCGGCTTTAATCGTTTCAACCTCGCCGGATCGGCGAACTAAGTCGATCAGCCCTTTATAGCCGATCACGAATTGCACTTCTTTTGTTCCGTTTTTCCGATTTTTGAATGGGATGAGGTAGCAATGTCCGAGCAAGCCCGGCTCAAGGCCCAATTGAGCCGCCTGCATGATCGCGCCGAGCAAGCTCTTGATTTCGCATGACAGCAGTTCAGGATTTCGGCGCATTTCCGTCATGGCGATGCGAATCAACCGATCGGCATCAAGATGCTTCGGCAATGCCCGTTCGAGTTCCGGCTTCATCTGTTGCAGGAGATCAGCGACGGTGACTTTGCCGCCATCCTGCTTCTTGGCCGCCTGGCTGTTGCCGTTCGCTTTCGCCGTCAATTGGTTTCTTAATTTTTCAGCTTGAGTCATTGGAATACCACCTTTCTCGATTTATTTTTAGAGATGCTGAAACGTCGATACGTCGACGTTTGGATGTATTGCTGATACAAATCCGGATGTTCTTTTGCAAACCTCTTGGAATCGAACTGGTTCGAATTCACGACCGACCATTTCACAACGTATTCACTCGTACGGCCACGCTCACGTTCCCCCAACAGAGCTTTGATTTTGTTCTCAATCTCCGCCTTTCTCTCGCTCTTCTGCTTGATCTCCGCGTTCACTGCCTCTAATTCTGCGATGAGCGCCTCCACTTCTCTAGGCAGTTCGGCTTCGTCATCCACGACAGACTCCACCGGATACAAGAGGTTCAATAGATTTGTGCTTGCTTCGCTTCCGTCCACTTCCGGAGGCCGTTTTTCTATGACGCGCTGCCAAAATTCTGACTCAATCTCGATGAGATATCGGATGATGTCCTCATCCCTTTCAATGACATCCCAGCGAAACTTATTGCCTCCAATTAAGACCGCGATGTACCACCTCGAGCGCCCCGTGACGGCCATATAGTGTTGGCATTGGATGAAATATTGATCCGGAATCTTTTCGCCTTCCACCCATTCGTCCTTGAGGTATTCGCTCGCCGTTTTGCATTCCAATCCGGCATCTTCGCCAACAACGAGCCGATCGATATTGGCAATCATGAACGGATATTCGGGATGTCGCAAGATCGCGTTCCGACGACGGACTTTCAGGCCTGTTCGCCGGCTGAATTCCTGGGCGACGATATCCTCAAGCACTGTGCCCCAATACGCTGCTTCGTTGCTCACATTTTCCTCTGGGGCTTGTCCAATCTTTTCAAGATACACGGCAACTGGCGACTTCCATTTGTTCAACCCTGCGATCGCTGCGGCGTCGCTCCCGCCAATCCCCTTACGGCGGGCGGCCAGCCACTCTTCATGGCTCATTTCGCTTGTATTTGCCAAAATAACAGCATCCAAAAGCACTGTGCCCCAATACGCTGCTTCGTTGCTCACAT